TAATTCAAATCCCGTGAATACAGGGATAACGTCAAACGCTCGTTACCCGACGCCCATAACTTTTCGTTTGATATTTCACAACGCGCAAACACAAACGGAATAAGCGTTGCGGTGTTTGGAAATAGTATTGCATCGCGCCAACGGTCAGGTAATTTTTTGGGAGCCGTCGGGGCAACTAACCGCGTAAATTTCTTTTGCAATATCGTATCTAATAAATACATAATATGGTCGGTGCTTATAGTGTTACCGTTGTCCCATGTTGACACGGGAAACATATTTAATTCTAATTTATGGCGCAACTTACGTTGTCCAATTTCCATACCGCCCATTGTTGTAATTGTGTCGCTTTCAATATCGAACGTCGGGAATATACCCAATATTGGCAATTCAATTGCGGTATAACTCGCGTGCCCCGTGGAAAACGTATCCACGTCGCAACCCTCAATTTTAGCCCAAAACCTCCATGCCATATATTACCCCCGTCTCATTGTTTTGCGTTTGTTGTTATTTATTATTGCGTTAATGCTGTTGCCGTCTGCTATCAATTCCCCGGACAATTCAACACGCGTATTGCGGTTAATTTGCCAACCTAAATTGCGCGTTTCCTCACGTAATTTACGAACCTCAAAAACCAATTGGCCGTTATCAGCAATTGAATAATTTGTATTGCTTATTGTTTCCATTTTGTAGTATTCAGCAATTGGGCGGTTTGTTTTATTTGCCCATTCCAAAACGTCTCTATTTGCGCGTGTGGCCTCTGCATTCAATACGTATTCCTGCCCGTGAACAACGCCCGCGACTTCGTCCGTTCCTGCGTCGCCCGTATAACCACCTGTTTTGAACCCGGCAACCGCCTCATTGTATAACGCCCACAACGCCGCGGTTAAACCACCCGCAACCAATAAACCCGCGGGGCCTAATTGTCCAACGGTTGTTCCAAATATTTGCGCAACAAATAACGGTATTTGTTTTGCCAATAAATCGGCCGCAATTTTCAAACCTGCTTTGCCAAAATCATTTAACGTTGCTGTTCCACTTGCTGCCATTTCACCAAATTGCGCAATTGCACGCCCCGCAAATTCCTCCAATACGGCCGTGCGGAAACCATACGTTTTCTCGTCAACTTTTGCCAATGCCTGCGTTTTTTCTGTTACGTCTTCTTGCGCTTTTTTATATGCCAATTCGTCGGTTGTTTTCGTCTTGTTCAATACACGTATTGCGGCGGCCAATTCGTTTTCAGCATCTAATATCTTTTTTTGTTTATCTTCTGCGGTTTGTATCATTAAACCGCTTTGTTGTTTTGCAATTACGTTTAACTGTTGTTCCGCGGCGCGTTTCAAATTTGCCAACACGGCGTCAAATGTTTGCTCGTTTGCGGCCTCTTGTTCGCGTCGTGCGTCTGCTATTGCGCCCAACTTTTGTTGGTATTCGTCAAATGAAACCTCGCGTTTTGCTAACGACGCGTCTAAATCATTTTCCTCTTGTTCCAACTCAGCCAACCGCGCCTCGCGTGCCTTTTCGGCTTGCTCGCGCTCTGCTTGCGTTTTGTTATCCAAAAACGCATTTATTAACGTTTGTTGCACGGCGTATGCGGCTACGTTTGCAATGGTGGAACGTTCCAAAGATACCGCACTATTATCAACATATTGCGCCAACCTACGTTCCGCACTTGACAATAAAGTGTTGTTGGCGTCTAATTGCTTTTGCAAACTCTCAGCCGCTTTGTCCGCGCCTGCAATTTGCGCGCTCACTAATTGGTCGGAAATAAATTTATTTTTCAAACGTAACGTTTCGACAAATCCGTTCGCGGTCGTTAACGCCTCGTCGTATTGCGACTGCGAAATAGCGCCAATATCAGGTATTGCGCTTGCTATTGCGCTCGTATTTTGTTTAATATCAGCCGCAATAATATCTGACAATTCCTTGTATTGCTTTTCGGCCGCTTCCACCTCACGTTTACGTAATTCCGCTTCCAATTTCAATTGGTCTTTTAACGCCTCGTTTGCCGCTTTGTCTATTGCGGTTTTATTTTTTAGAAACGTGTCGGTATAAAATTTCTCAATATCGGTTGCCGTTTCTTTGCCCGCAACGGGTTTAATTTTTATTGGAGCATCAATAAACGCTGTTGTTGCTTGGTCTTGAAACGTCTTGTTCAAAAACTCGTTTAACTTCAAACTATCGGACGCTAAACGCCTTTCGAGAAAATCGCTTTTTTCTTGTTCCGTTCCCTTAAAATTTATTAAGTCTGCGTTACGGTCGGTTTCTAATTTCTTCGCCTCAGCATCGTATAACGCCTTGCGCTTTTGAAACTCTGTTAACGCCTGCCCGGTTTTTTTCGCCTCTGGGTCGTCGTCGCCTTTTGGCGGGGGTTTGGTTTCGTCGTCCGTCGTTTTGATAAAATCATTTAATACTTTTGTGCTTTTGCCTGCGTTGTCCGTGCTTCCTTTTAATTTATCAATTGCACGTGCCAAACTTGCGGCTTGTTCCTCTTGTTGCTTTTGTGCTTTCAAATAATTATTGGCCGTTTCTTGACCCTCTTTGTATGCACTTGATATTCTGTTAATGCTATTCGCAACAACGTTATATGCGCCCGTAAAATCCGCCCGTGAAATAGCCCCAAAAAATTCACTAACTAAATTTCCAACCTCATTTAACGCGCCAACAATTCCACCAATTGCAACTTTAACCGTATCAATATATGAGCCAATATTTGCAAAGAAACTGCTAACGCCCGCGGCCGCATTTGTCAATATATCTATTGCGCCTCTCACGGCTCCAAAACTTAATACCCAATCGCCAACCTTTTTTATTATATTCTCAATAAATCCAATTGCGGTTTTTACGGGTTCAATTAAATACGTGGTAATAATGTTTGCGCCAAAATCAGCAATTGCATTTCCAACGTTTTTAATTATTTGCCAAACTGAGTCTAACGCACTTTCAAATCCTTTCCAAATACCTTGCGAACCGCCAATAATTTTGGACATTTCGTCCCAAAATTTTATTAAATCATTGATAACTGCAATAACGGAATTAAACGCATTTTGTATGCTCTCAATAACACCTTTGAAAAAATCAATGGTGCTTGTTACGGCTCCTATTACCGTGTCTAAAATTCCGCTTTGTTTAATCCATTCCGCAACGTATTTAATTACGTTGCCAATAACTTCGCCAATAAATTGCAACGGGGTTAATAGAAACGAAATTGCGCCGCTTAACGCACCGCCAATTAAATCGGCAACAAAACTAATGGCACCCGCCATGCCATTTAATACGTTTTGAAACAATTGCATGAAATCTAATGTTTGCCCGCCTTTGTCCCCAAACCCCAATGCGTCCCCAATAATTTTACCAACCTCCATAAACGCGTCGGCAACTGGTTTAATTGCCGCCCATATTCCGTCAAACACGGATATTAATACCGTGTAAAATACGTTTACAGACTCTACGGCGGTTGTTATTGCATAGGTTATTGAACCAATAATAGCACCGCCAATAAGAGCCAATATAGGCCCCACAACGCTCCAAATGCGTTGCCATACCCCTGCAATACTATCAAACAACTTTTTAACGCTTGGGCCAATTGCATTGCCAATAAACCCAAACACCGTTTGCATACCTTGGTAAAATGTTATTGCAAAGTTATCAATGTTTGCTTTGACACGTGCCAACGTTTCCCCAAACGTTGCCATATTTGTTGCGGCTTGGTCGTATGCGGTTGTTGTTCCTGTTATTTTGGCGGTAAGGTTATCCATACCACCCGCAATTTCACCGTTTGCCCCTTTAATCAAAATTGAGGCCGCCGCCGCGTCGGTTCCAAACAATTTGGTTGTTAACGCCGCATCGTTTTGAATTTTGTTTAACTCGCGTAAACGCTCTGAAAATGTTATGGACGTGTCGCCCAATTTGTTTATATCAACGCCCGCCTTTTCCAATTCTTTTGCGGTATCTTTTGGGAGAAAACGCCCCTCGCCTAATTTATTCAAAACGTTCCGTAGTGACGTCCCCGCCTCCGCGCCAACCTTTCCACCCGCGGCCAATACTTGAATTGCGCTGTTTGTTTCCTCAAATGAAACTTTTGATTTTGACGCGGCAACCCCCGCAACGTTAATTGCGGCCGCAACGTCGGGAACCTCAGACGCACCCTCCTTTGCGCCCGCCGCCAAAACATTCATAGCAACGCCCATGGCTTCGGCCGCTTTTTTCGGGTCGCTCAAATCAACACCAAATTGCAACAACGAACCCGTTAACGCTTCCACCGCGGCGCCGGGCGTGTCGCCTGTTGCCTTTGACAATGTGTTAACGGACTCAGCCATACTATTTAGAGCCTCTGGGCTCTTTGCAATATCGGGGCCGAGCTTTGACAAAATGGTTTTGAACGCATCAATATTTGCGCTTGCGTCCGTTCCAAATTTTGCCGCCATTTGTTGCGCCTTATTTCCAAGGTCTTGCAACCCCGCACCGCTAACGCCCGTAATCGAACTGAGCGACGCCAACTGCGTTTCAAATTCTTTGCCCTTTTCTATTGAATACGCAATGCCCGCGCCAACGGCCGCAACGCCCGCGGTAATTCCCCCGCCCGCTAAAACGCCCGACAACGAACCAAGGCCGGGAACCAAAGACGTTACCCCGCCTGTTAATGCTTGGAACGAGCCCCCTAAATTTCCAACCGCCCCACCCAATCCGGGTATTTTATCGGTAAGGCCCCCAAATAATCCGCCCAATTTCCCCGACGCCGCCGCGCCCCCGTCACCCAAACCGCCTAATGAGGCGTCCACTTTTTTTGCCGCGTCGTCAATTTTTGCAACCTCTGCTTGCGCTTTTTTTACGCTTTCCTCTATGGCCTTATACGCCTTGGTTCCCGCCTCGCCATTTAATTGCATTGCAACCAACGCTTTTTTGTTTTCGTCCACAAAAGACAACAACTCCCGTTTGCTGTTTGCAATACCGCCCGCGCCTTTGCTCATGTTATTTACGAGCGCATCACCTAACCGTTTTGCGTCTTGTTCTAACTTGCTTATTGTTTGTTGTGTTTGTGTCGAAACGTTTTGCAGGCCCGCGAATAATTCGCGGGTGTCAATGCCAAAACTAATTTGGGCGTCGGCCATTTATTACCCTTTTTTATTGGTTAATTTATTGTGAACCATATTCATTGCTATTATTTGCCAAACTTCATAACGCGGCGTGTTATACCACAACTCAACAAACGACTCAGGTTTTGCCATTGCGCCCCATGTGTAAACCGTCCATTTCTCTTTGAACGTATCGTCTAAATATTGCAACGGGTTTTCCCCGTCGTCTTGCAAATATTCCACGTCGTCTGGGTCGTTAAATATTACAAATTCATCGCGGTAATATTCAACCAATACGGACTCGTTTGCATACTGTTTGACGAAAAAATTTAAGGTCTTCCAAAATGCCGTCCAAATCCTGAGCGTTCCAAAATTCGCTATTGGTTTCGCTTTGCAAACCTACGAGCAACTGAGCGTTTGTAACTTTTTTAATATCAACAATGGTTTTAACAAACTCAAAAATTAACGGTATTGTTGTCGTGTCTATATTGATAACTTCAAATAAATTTTCACGCACTTTCAAATACGCATCTTTCACAATTTCTTGAAATCGAAAATCCGCCATAATTTCCGTAAACGCGTCCGCGCCTTTTTGTAAATCTATCTTTTCAGACAAATGCGGAACGCTGTAAATTTTATTTAATATTTCTTGTTCGGCCGCCGTTTGCGCTCCCTTGCTTTGAGCCAACTCCAATAACATTGGTGTAATTTTTTCGTATAACGCGGGTGTCAAAATTTGATATAATGGCGCTTCGACTGTTTGCCCGTCAATGTAAAATTTCATTTTCTATTACTCCAAAATAGTTTATACAATAGGGGCGCAAATAAAATGCGCCCCCGTGTGTTTTGTTTTGCTGTTTAATTATTTATCGCAAGTTATCCAAACTTCCTTATATCCAACGTCTTGCGGAATTGTAACGGTAATTGCGTTGGAAATATACGCGGTGTTGAAACACGCCTGCGGAACGGTCACAATTGCGTCGTTGTTCACAACTTCGCCCGCTACTTTTGGCTTTGTATATTTTCCGCTCTCCATATCAAATGAGCCCGCGTCTTGCGCCAATTTGCAGAGCATGATAACAACCTTGCGTTTTGTTTGCCCTGTTCCACTCGAAACCAATTTACCGCCGTAAATAATTTGTCCAAGTGTTTGACTGTTTGCGGTTGCCGAATTAAATTTAACGCCGTCTTCATATTCCCCCGCATCGCTTGCGGCTTGTGTAACGGGCGCATATAATTCAAGGAACGTTGTCATTTCTGGCGTGTCGTCGTTTTGGTCTAATGTAAACGACGTGCGCGAAACACTTGTTTTAATTTTTTTGCTGAAACTAATAACAACAGACGTTCCAAACGTTCCTGTTGTTTCGTCGGCTGTGAAAAATACGGAATGATTACCGCCTCCAACTACTGCCATTTTATTACCTCATATTTTTAATGGTTGTGTAAATATCCAAATGTTTTAACTAAATAATTCCAATTGCGTTCGCTCTTTTCGCGCATATACTCACGCACCAACAAACGTGCATTGCGCTCTGCTTTTTTCTTTTGCACTTCCGGGCCTTGGTTATATCCCAAATGGTATAACATTATTTCCGTGTCGGCAAACATTCCAACGGCGTGTGCGGACTCGTCTAATGTTTCGTGGACAATACCCGCCCATTTTAGCCCCGCGCTTTTACGATGCAAACGCATATTTGCATTTATGTAACGTTCACTGCGTCCGTTTTGATTTGCGCCATGAATAACGCCGTAAACTGAAACAAACGCCGCGGGTGTTTCCGTTTCGTTTAACCCCTCTAAATACGCCCATAAATCCGCGTGGCTCGTCGTTAGACGTTCGTCCGCATCAATATGTAAAATCCATTCCCCCCGCGCGTATGTGTCCGCTATGTTACGTAACTTTGCAAAATCAAATTGCTCTGCAAAATCATTGTAACGCCAAACCAAACCCGTCAATAAATTCGTATCCCCAACAACTTCTAATTCCGGTTCCGTTACGTCGTCTGTTTGCTCAGTTTTCAATGCTATTATTTGCACTTGGTTTTTTTCATTTGACAACGGTAATGCCATGCGCCATGCCCGTAAATCGTCGTTATCCGTGTATAATACACAAATTGACAATTTCATTTTCAATTGCTCCTAATGTATTTGCTCCTAAATACCATAAGGGATAAACCCTTGGTGTTGTCGTCGTTATATTGCAATGCTTGCGAACTCACAAAATGTAACGGCGCAAACTCTGCATTTTCAATATCGGAAACATACGACGGAATTGTAACGTTATGTAATTTGTATTCCACTTGTTCGCATATATCAGCCAACGCGTTACGTATTCCACTTTTGTTCGTTGCGCTCTTTTTTACCTGAGCGCCAACCAATAAATATATTTCCATTTGTCCGCGGTTTACCATTGCGCTGTTGTCTTCCAATGGTTCCAATTCGCGTGTGTCTTCACAATGCAAAATGCCCACGTAATTAAATTGCAATGTGTCCCATTTATCTACGGTAATAATATCGTAAACACGCACGCCGCTCATTTCACGCAATAATTGTGTTATACCGTTTAACGCTGTTGACTCTCGAGCCATTTTAGTATTTCCAATGTTATTTGATATTTAACGGCGTTTGTAAATTGTTCGCGTGTCGTTTTGTTAAATTGCTCCAATGCGGGCAATAAATACGGACGTTTGGGTATTGTTACCGCTCTGTTGCGCCCTGCTTGTCCGCCGTATTCATGTATTGCGGCGTATGGTAGTTTTGAGCCGTAAATAACGTCAAAGCCAAACGTATTTACGCGTAATTCAAATATATTATTTGGGTCTTTTCTATTTAATGATTTGAACAACGCGCCCGTTATGCGTCGCAATTTGTCCCCCGTGTTTCGCGTGCGCTTGTCGGCCTTTGTGGCGTAAACCATATTGGCACCCGCGAGCGCTTGTAATTCGTCCGCATATTGGTAGGCGAAGTCATTGTATAACGGTTGTAATTGCGCTTGTAACTGAGCCACATTAAACAGAGCCATTATACCGCCGGGATAACAAATTTTCTAAAATGTTTCTGCCATTCAATATTTTCTTTTAACGCTTGCGAAACGTTGGCACCATTGCCCCCGCTGTTTACACTACTAAGCCCAAACCAATTACCGCCCTCTGGTGACTGCTTGTAAATCAATGCGGCCATTTCCGCAATGCCTTGTAATATCGTATATGGCATTGTGTTGTCGGTATAACCTGTTTGCAACGTTGCTCTAAATTGTCCGTTTGTCTTATTACGGAAAATAAGATAACACGCAAAATCCTCAATTTGGAACGCATAATCTACGGACGGAAACGCCGCGTATGTTGCAAATTCATTCTCACGCCATTCGAGAGCCGTAACGGTCGTGTTTGCGTAGTATGGTATGTATTTCCATACATGGTTACTTTCAAGTCCGTGACGGCCCGCGTTGGCGTAAAATTGATATGTTTTGTTTACTTGTCTTAACGGTTGCCCGCAAAATTGCTCAGCAATTGTATAACACGTTGTAAACATATCGTCAAACCATGAATATAACGCGGTTTCCTCTGTTGACGGGTCGCCCGCAACTTCCAAATTTAGAAATTTGGTAAACGCTGTAAATTGCCTTGGATAAGCGCTTGTATATGGCATGGTTTTATTTTTTCTTTGTTACTGTTTTAACGGCCTTTGTTGGCGCCGCTTTTGTTTCTATTTCTGTTTCTATTTCTTTGCAAACGCCTTGGGTTTTTAGGCGGGCAAATTCCTCGTCCGTGAACTGAGAATATTGGCCCGCCTGTAAACCGTATGCGTCTGTTAACATAATTACGTTAACCATAACGCCCCTCTAATTTAGGTTGCACTTGTTTTCAAAACACCAATTGCTGTTGGGGCAGGGAACGCAATACCGATACGTTCAACAACCTCAATGCCTTTTTGGTGCGTTCCGCCCAAACCTGTTGCGCCAAAATATTCTTTGTATTCGTTTACGGCAATATCCTCACGAATACCAAGGATTGAGAATTGCGCAAAATCAGCATACAACGCGCAACCCTTGTTTGCGGCGCTTGTTGGAAATAGTGAGTCGGGGACAACGTGCATAGGGCGGCCAAATGGCGTTACGTATGTGTTGCCTTCCAATGCTGTTAGGCCAATTGCGGGCACGTCCATTGGTTGTAATTGGTTCCATATTGGACGGTCTTGTTGGTCTTGCTCTTTCAAAATGTGGCCAAATACAGATTGTGGAACAACAAACACGCCATTTGCACCAACTGTTGAATTAAGAGATAAACGCAAGTTAACAAGGTCGGTCCATGAAATTGCGGAAAATGCTGTTTTACCGCTGTTAGACGCGCCGCCCAAATATGTAATTGTTGCGCCCGATACGTTTAACGCGCCTGTAAAATTCGGTGCGGTTCCGTTCCCGTTAAAAAACTGCTCGTCTTCTTTGCCTGCAATTGCGCGGCCCAATCCGTTTGTTACATAATCAAGAAACGCGGGTGTTGCGTCTTCCAATTGTTCTACGGACAAAATGGCACCGCCAACAACCTTTTGGCTTTGCAATGTTGTTTGTGTAAAAAAGTTAGTGGAGTCTGTTACGGTTAATCCTGAGCCCTCAGCAACAACGGCCGCGGTGAAATTACCACTTGACGCCAAATACTCTTTGTTACCGCGCATTGGATAAATTTTAGCAAGCGCGCGCGCATAACCAAAACGGTCTGCGTAATTCATAATCTCTTCCACCCAAAACGCAGGAACAACCGCGCCGCCTTGGCTTGCGGTTCCGGTGTTGAAATTTGCACGTGTTACAATACGTTCGTTTGCCTTGCGTGCAATATCCTCAGCGCCCGCGTGGTCGCCCTTATGCTTTGCTGTAATGTAATCAGCAACAATGCGTGCTTGTTCACGACGTGCATCGTGGTCTGCTTTTACTTTAACAAAACCCGCTGTATGTGTTGGGTTTGCATTGCGCAAAATTTCTTGCGCTTTTTCATTTGCTTTTGTTTCCACAACCGTTTTCAATTGGTCGGGTGTAATTACAATGTTTTCCATTTGTGTTTTCTCTATTAAATAAGGTTTAACAATTCGTCTGTTGTTAGTTTTTTTGCGGGTTTGATATTTACCCCGCGGTCTTGTGAAATTGCGTTGGCAATTTTCTTATTACCCTCGCTAATCATTTGCAACCCCTCTGTAATCATTCCGTAGGTTGTTGCACTAATCTTTTTACCCGCTCTTGTTTCAAACGATGCCGCAACGGGTGCGGGCTCGTTTTCTGTTGGCATTGGTTCCGTTGTTGGTGACGGTTCCGTAGTTTCCGGCGCAACCTCTGGTGCGTCGCCATTCAATATAGCCAACATGGCTTCGCCCGCTGCCATGGCGCCCGCCTCTGCGGCTTTTACCGCGTCGTCTTCTGCAATGCCCAATTCATCACGTAAAAATGTCGTGGCCGCCTCAATAAGCACGGGCATAAATTGCTCATTAATTGCGGTTGTTTGTTCCGGTGTCAACATGCGTTTTACCTTTTTTGCTTTGTTAAATATTGTTGCTAAATTTATTTTTGTTGATTTTTTTAATAGTGCTTGTCTGTTTGCGGGTATGCTTACAATTGAAAACTCCACCAATTCTGATTTTGTGTAAATTGTAATCGTTTCCCCGTCTATTGTTTTTTCTTCCCATTCCGTCGGTATAATACCAACGCTCACGGCTTTTACATAACCCGCGTTTACCAAGTCTGCAACCTCGCACGCGTCGTCGGTCAAACGATGCAATTGCAATGTTGCTTCTAGATTTTCACCATTCATTGCGAAACCCAAACATTTACCAATTGGTAATTCGTCTGCGTCGTGGTTTAACAATACTACGGGGTTGTTCAAATACGCCGTATAATCAATTCCACTTGGAACAATAATTGTTCCATAACGGTCTATTTCAGGTGTTGAAACAACAAACGTATAAATGTCGTTTGGCGTTTCTTTTACCTCATGTTCACCGCCCTCATATTCCCCGCCGTCGTAACCACGTGGAATAAGCGTTAACTCTCTTTTAATTATTTCCATGTTATTTGCGCTCTGTTTGTGTGTCTTTTTGGTCTAAAATTTCTTGCAACTTGTCAATGGTCAATGTGCTATTTTCGCCGTCTAACTTAGACTCAATATTTAATAACTCTTCCTTATTCATGTGGTATCCTTTCGTATTTTATACCATATTTATTTGCAAACCATTCCGTTGCCTTGTGCGTTGCGTGTTCGTTTATTTCGTCTAAATATTCGTTTGTTATTTCTTTTCCTAACATATCGTCCGCCGCCATTTTGCGTTTTGCGAAACTATCCATTTTTGACTCCCATGCGGACAACATAAAATCCAAATCGTCTTGGTTTTTTATTTTACCTACAAATGAGTCAACACGCTCCGCAACGTATAAATATTTTTTATCTACGGCGCGTATTTCCGCAACGTCGTGCAATATCATAAACCCCATGTCAGGCCCGGATAATGAGGCCACTTTTGGGTGGTTGTGTGTCATTATTGCGTTGCCATTATCAAAGATTGCCGCACGTTGTTCACGACTAAATTTTACCTCGTCGTATTCGCCCTTGTTTTCAAATAGTATGTTTCCGTTTTTATCAGTAACCAACGCCATTTCATGCGTTGTTAAATCACGGTAATTTTTCTCAAAATTTCTAACGGTTTCAAAATTTGAACCCCGCCCGCCCTGAGCCAACGGCCGATTAACGTTTACCGTTTCCGTCTTTTGTCTTTGCACGGGGAACAATTGACAACGGCAATTAACGGCCCCGCTTGCACTCAGCCCGCCACCTAATGGCCGTTCCGTTTTCTCATAACCTACAATTATTTCACCAACGGCGCCCTCGTCTGTTATTCCTTTCTTGACAACGGGCACGCTAAAAAATCCGTCCGCGTCCACCTCTTTGCCTTCCATAATTTGATGGCTTGGTCTCACGCGGTTGTCTTGCTCTGTTAACCAAATGTATGTGTAACCCAAACGTTTATACGTTGCTAATTGTGAACCCGCTGTAACATTTGCGCTCACGGTGTTTGCAATTGTGCGTAATCTACTTTGACTGTAAATAGTGTCGAACCTGTTTGTTAATATGTTCAACAATTCCGTTTTGTCCTTTTGCGCGTTTGCCTGTATTACGCTTGCTACGTCGCTTTTAATTGTGTCAATGGACTCTGTTATTTTGTCCGCACTTTCACGCGCCAAACTTTGCAACGCCTTACCGTAGTCACCGTCCAACGGAACCGCGTTGCCCTCTAATTGCGTTGCTACGGTTTGCGCAATATCACGGACGGCGTTGTTAACTGCGGTTTGTATTTCACCTGTTGTCTTTTCGTCTAACTGAATACCGCCAATTTGCGTTTGTCCGCTTTTAACTTTGTCCGCTATTTTTTTTTTTAATTCGTCAATGGCGGAACCCGTGACGTCTTCTAACTTTATTTGGTTTTCCGTCGTTAACCCGTCGTAATTGCGCCAAAATTCCGCACGCGCCTCATTGGTGTTATATGGAACGTCCCGACGCACTACGGGCACCGCAGGGGGCAAACTTGGTATATTGCGCGCCGTTTGTTGTGGTGCTTGTTGCGGCTGAGCATTTATAGCGGCGTTCAATGGTAAAAACCCTTGCGCAATTAACGGAACGTCACCGCCCGCAATTGTTTCCATTCCGCGTTCCGCCCTTGCATCGTTAATGGTTTTAATTCCCCAACGCAATTGAAATTCCTCCTCTTTTAATTGCGCGTCCAAATCATTGTAAACGTATTGTTCTGGTTCCACCAAAACGTCGTCTTCATATCGTCTAAAATGGCGGGTTAATTCCTCTGCAATGTATATGGCCTCAGGGTCAATTGTGTTTTGTCTAAATATTTCCCATTGCACTTGCGCCGTTGCTCTGTTTTGATATTCCCCCGAACATACCCGGCGGAACGCCAAACACTTGCGCAATTTGTGAGCGCGTATCACCGCTCACGGCGTCGTAACTTATTGACAATTCCCCTTTGGGCGGCAAATTTAGTTTCATGCCCCCGTGCAATAACGCGCGCAATTTGTAATCGGGCAACGCCTCATTCCAACCGCTCTTCATGCGTTCCCATGTTTCTTGGTCCACGGTGTCGGGGTGTTCTGCAATTAACGGCGGAACGGTATTGTTTTGAAACAAACGTGCCAAATAATGCGACGTTTCACGGTCAATATTTGCGTATTCCAATGCGGCCGTTACCAAACCAACGCCCAACATATTCATGCCTACAATTTCCTCTGGTCTTGCGGCGGGGTGGATACGCGCCAAATGTATCATTTCCTTTTCAGGTATCGTTATGTTACCGTCTTGCGCGCTCTGATAAACGTAACCGTCAACAAATTTCTCTGAGCCCTTAATAATCCGCACGCGTGTTGGGTTCAATACCCACATTTGCAATGGCACGTGGTACCCGTTTGTTGGCGTCCAAATAAACGCGTTGCCGTTAATGGA